TGCAACCAATTCAGGTCTACAGATTCTCTCAGCAATGACCAGAGACAGGTCTGGGGCTGAAGAAACCAATATTATTAATCACCCAAGTAAAGAAATAGGTGATGCATACATGGTTATAGCTAGATCCGTTTTAGATAATGGATTCAGCTATAAGGGTTTCGAAAATCTTGAAGATAGGGCTTGGAGGAAACTTTGTAAAAGACCTACTATGTCATATTATTATGATGCAGGTAAGGGTTGTATACAAGACCAAACTTTTGAAGATAGAAGAGACCACGGGTATGAGATATTGTCAGAGATGACTTACGATGATTCTTCATACATAGGTACTGCTATCTTTGATGGAGTTAAATTGGCTTTTCCAAGACAAACATTAGCCAAGGATTTACTTAAAAGGGCTGTCTGTGTATACATAGAGGCAAATCCCGGTTCCCCGATGGTGACATGGAAGACTTCCACAGGGTTTACAGCGTTTCAAAATTATGCAAAAACCTCTATAAAGAGAGTTAACTGCATGTTTGCAAGTAGACCTGTAAAACTTAGCTATCAGATTTTCTTAAACGAAGCGAGGAAGACTGACCACGAAAGAGGTATAAGTGCTAACTTTGTACATTCTCAAGATGCATCTCTACTAGCCTTAGTAATTTCAAGACTAGCAGAGTTAGGTGTAAGTGACTTCATGATGATTCATGACCAGTTCTCTGTTAATGCAGAAAACATGGAATTATTACTTACTGTGTTTAAAGAGGTGTTTAAAGATATATTTGAGATAGACCAACTTGGTAATACTTTAATATCTTTAGGGGTAGCAGGTGTTGGTATTTCAGATTATGGTGATTTAGATATGGAAGAGATTCTAGAATCTAAGTATATAATCTCTTAATTATATGACATCTTATAGAGGATAGTTCGCTAGAGGAGAATAAAATGGCAAGTGAATTTACAGAATTGTGCGAGATGTACGGGTTATCTCCGGGTGACCCAGAAGCAATTGATAAATTGATTCACTTCATAGGTGAGTCAGATGATGAAGATGATGACGCTTGGTATTTCAATGAAAATGCCGATGCGTTTGATCCAGATTCTTTAAAAACGGAGGAAACAGAGGATGAAGAAGAATGATGAGGTTAATCACCCAAAACATTACACTTCGGGAAAAATAGAAGCATTGGAAATAATAGAGGATGTTACAAAAGACCTTGAGGGTCTAGAGGCATTTTCTATGGGCAGTGCATTGAAGTATTTAGTCAGGTTCAACAAGAAAAAAGACCCAATACAAGATTTAGAGAAAGCGGTTTTTTATATTAATCGAATTATAGGTTTAAGGTTGAAACAAATTGACGACTTATACATTAAGGAGGATTAATTATGTTAGCACTAATTGACGCAGATATAATTGTTTACTGGGCATCTAATCATTGCCAAACTAATTACTACGATGTTGTAGATAAAGACGGTGAAAGTATAAAAGAGTATGACAGTAAGAGACATGCACTGGATGGTCTTGAAGACATAAATGCACTATGGTCAACACAATCTAAAGTTGGTGAGGTTTCACCATATAGGGTTGTTCAAGGTAAGACAGTTCTTGAGCCTTGGACAGAGTGTGTTGCATTCATCAATGACTTTATAAATAGCGTAGTTAAGAAGTCAAAGGCGGATGATTACGAGTTACATTTGTCAGGTCATACAAATTTCAGAAAAGAAATTGCTGTTACTAGACCTTATAAGGGGAATAGGACAGGTGAGAAACCTTATTACTATCAGAAAGTGAGAGACTATTTAACAGAAGTGTTAGATGCAAGAATCTCTGTTGATGAGGAGGCTGACGATACCTTAGCTATTGCTCAGACAAATGATATCGATAACACAGTAATATGTACGATAGATAAAGATTTATGGATTGTTCCCGGAGCAAAGTATGATTTTAAAAGGGAAGAATTAAGCTTTGTCACTGAATACGATGGTATTAGACATTTCCAATACCAAATGTTAGCAGGTGACCAAGTTGACAATATACAGGGTGTTCCTAAGATTGGTCCTGTAAAGGCAAAAAAGATATTATCAGATAATGAGGATATTGAAGACGCTTGGAATGTTATTAGAGATTTATATAGGACTTCCTATGATTATAACTCTGATGATGTAATGTTAGAGATGGGTAGACTACTTTGGATGAGACGTAAAGTTGGACAAATGTGGGAGCTACCTTCGTTTACAAATGAGCTAGAGAAGGAGGAAAATAATGGCTAATTTAGTAGAAAACGTGGAGTTAAACTGGTGCTTCTTAGACCCCGATAACCCACAAGAGAACTTTGAGAAACTTCAATGGTCTGTTACAGCCTATGTAGAAAAGGAAGTAGCACAGAAGTTTAAGAAGGATGGTTTTATTAGATCTTTGCGACCTGTAGAGGATGCAGATGGTAATGAAACTGGTCAATACAAAGTGACCTTTAAACAAAATGCAAAGACTTCGGCAGGTAAGGATTTATCCCCTCCCGGTGTGTTTACAAAGACAGATAAGGGTACTATTAAACCTTTGACTGGTGTTATTATTGGTAATGGTTCCACTGGGACTATATCTTTTGACACTTACGACTGGGACTTTAAAGGTAAAAAAGGTAAGTCAATGAGTTTAAAGAATGTCCTTGTTACTAATCTAATACCTTATGAGAAAGCAGACCCTGCAGGTTCAGAGTTTGGTGACTTAGATTCAGGTTCAGAGTTTAACAAAGCTTCTAAGGAAGATGTAGATTTAAACTTTGAGGAAAGTGACGATTATTAAACAATAGTGGTGTCTACAGATACTCTTCAATGAGGGGTATCGATAGACACTATTTTCACAACTAAAGGTCTTTATTGACCTTTATTTTTCTATGGAGGAAAAATGAAAAATAAAGAAAATAGCCAAGAGGGTGTTTTTATAAGACACGAATCATGTGAGGCTTGTGGCTCTAGAGACAACAAAGCTGTTTACGACAACGGTGATAAGATGACTTATTATTGTTTTGGTTGTGAAGATACAGGTATATACAGTGATGAGAAAGTTGATACAAAGAAGACTCCTAAAGAATTTAAAAACATTATAGAGTCTGTCGATGAAATAAAAGATTATCCAGTGCGAGGTTTTCGTGAGCGTAAGATTACAAAAGACATAGCAGAACTTTATGGTGTTAAAGTTGGATACTCAGAAGAAGATGGTAAGACTATTAAATACCATTATTACCCTATAACCAGTAAAGGAAAAATAGTTGGTTATGAGAGGAGGGATTTAGATGCCAAAAGGTTTCTTGCGATAGGATCTGTTAAGAACAATAATGAGTTCTTTGGTCAATCTAAGTTCGCCCCCGGTTCTTGTAAACGTATTGTTGTTACAGAAGGTGCATTAGATGCTATGTCTATACAACAAGTATGGAAAGATAAGAAACAAGAGTGGGCGGTTGTATCAGTTATCAATGGAGCCCAAGGTGCTCATAAGCAGGTAGTTGCTAACCTATCCTACCTCAATTCTTTTGAAGAGGTCGTATTCTTATTTGACTACGATGAGGCAGGAAGAGATGGTGCAAAAGCTTGTGCTAGGTTAGTTAGGACTGGTAAAGCTAAGATTGGTGCTTTAGGTAGATATGGTAAAGATGCCTCTGACTATCTAGTTGCAGGTAAGACGTATGAATTAGAGAAGGCAATATGGAATGCTGAGATGTACTCTCCTGCAGGTATTGTTAATTCTGCTGATACTTGGGACTTATTTAATGAAGATAGAAGAGAAGATTCTGTGCCTTATCCCGATTGTTTTGCCAATGTAAATAAGATGACTTACGGTAGAAGAACTGGTGAGTTGACTATATTTACTGCAGGGACTGGCTCTGGAAAGTCTACTTTTGTAAAAGAGGATATTTATCATTTAATAATGACTACAGACTACCAAATTGGCGTAGTGTCCCTTGAGGAGTCCATACGGGAGACTTTAGATGGAATAATAGGGGTACACCTTAATAAGAGAATAAACCTACCAGACGTAGAATTTGACCGCTCAGGAGTAGAAGGCTCTAAAGCTTGGGAAGATGTTGCAGGTTCAGGTCGTCTTCTCTTATTAGACCATCAGGGCTCTGTAAGTGATTCATCTCTTATGGATAAGATAGAATTTATGGCGGCATCTGGTTGTAAGTTTATATTCCTTGACCACATAACTATTGCAGTTAGTGAGGTTGACGGTAATGTAAATGAAGCTATGGATAAAGCTATGTCTGATCTTCTTAAATTATGTAAGAAGCATAATGTTTGGATTGGAGTGGTCTCTCATTTAAGGAAGACCAGTGGAGGTAGTAGAACCTTTGAGGAAGGTGCATCTATAACTGAAGACTCTTTAAAAGGGTCAGGCAGTTTAAAACAGATAGCATTTCAAATCATCGGTTTTTCTAGAAATAAATACTCGGAGGATGAGGGTGAACGGCAAAGAGTCGGAATCTCTGTACTAAAAAACAGGTTTACAGGACACACTGGACCTGCAGGTTGTGCAAGGTATGATAATAATACAGGTCGTTTACATAGTACCCCTTCGGAGTTTCAATAGAGGAGTGTAGTTATGCAAAAGTTAGTTTTTGACATAGAGTCTGATGGTTTCGTTAATGATGCTACTAGGATTTGGTGTATCTCTACCTACGATATAATTACTAAGGATGCGATTACTTTTTCAGATAATAGCGATGATTGTCCATCTATTGCAGATGGTCTAAAGTACTTATCGGGATCTGATGAGTTGATAGGTCATAATATAATAATGTACGACATACCTTTATTAAAGAAGCTTTTTAATTTCGAAACAAAATCTAGGCTTGTTGATACTTTTCTTATGAGTCAATTATTAAATTTTAATAGGACTCTTGGAAGGTATAAAGGTAGACATGGGCTTGAGATGTGGGGAGAGCACTTCGGTGTTTTGAAACCATCTCAAGGTCAATGGTTAAGATTTGAACAGTCTATGTTGAATAGATGTGAACAGGATGTATTGATTAATGTCAGGGTGTTTCATTCTTTATTGAGAGAATTTAAAGAGTCTGGAGTACCAAAAGAGGTTTTAAATCGTGAGTTCAGGATAGCTAAGATAAGTGCTGAACAAGTGAAAAACGGTTGGTTAGTTGATAAAGACCTTGCTGATAAACATCTAGAGTTTTTAACTAAAGAGATTGATAAGCTAAGAGATAAGATTGAACCTTTGATGCCACCTATACTTAAATGTCCTGACTTTTGGGTTAGTAATTCTGAGTGTAATGAGATAATGAAAACTGAGGGTGTTGACTATCAGAAAGGTCTAGTAGGTGGTAAGCAATTAAGAAAACCAATAATCCCTAAATGGACTAAGGCAGGGAAACTACATAAGCATATACAAGATTGGTTCCAAGATTACGAGTGTATTGATTTTATTAATAACACTGAGGGTCTACAGATTAATGGACCATACTGTAGAGTTGACATTACCCCTGCAAAGCTTACACAGACTGCAGAGGTCAAGAAGTTACTATTTAAGCA